CCGGTGGTGCCGTTATGGATAACCTGACTTCTGCACAGAAGAACATGGTTAAGAAGATGGCAGCAGCCAACAAGAAGTAATGCATCGTGTAGAGCGGGATATCCGCAACTGGTCTCATAACTTCCTAGAAGTACCGAATGAGAAACTGAACGGACTCCCACCCTGCCCCTACGCAAAACAGGCGTGGCTGGACAATAAGGTAACCTTCAGTATCAACACCGGCATTGATGGTTTGATACGTGCAGTGCGGGTGTTTGACAACCATGACTACGACATCGTAGTGTGGGCAGAAGAAAACGTAATCGACATGCACTACCTAGATGGGTTTGTCGATGGAATGAATGAACTGCTGTCAGTGTCAGGCATTGACTTACACCTGATGCAGTTTCACCCAGACTACGGCGCAGATGAAGCTGGTCTGGATTTCTTGTTACAGGAGGGGGTCAGCGACCCTGACTTGGAATACTGCATGGTGTTTGTGCAGAAGCTGTCGTTACTAGATGACGCAGCACTTAGTCTGGAGAAGTCTGACTATTACAAAAACTTCCCAGAAGATACTTATGAAGCCTTAGTATTAGACAGACGGAGATTTAGATATGGTAATGAAGAAAAAGATGCGCGGCGGCGGCATGATGAAGACAGCGGCTAAAAAGAAAATGATGCGTGGCGGTGCAGTTGCCAAGAAGAAGATGATGCGTGGTGGCATGGCCGCTAAGAAGCGTGGCAAGTAATGGTTATTGATTTCAGCAAAGAGAAGAAAGCTGTAATCAAATACATTGGTTGGGGTTTGCTCTATATGGGTAAGCCCTTTACCGCTGTAGGTAACTGGTTCTGGAAATGGCACCGTGCTGTGCTGGATTGGAATAACTAATGCCCGTAATAGATCACGCTTCTAAATTTGTAACACATGCAACTTCACTGACAGGAACCAGCGATACAGATTGCTATGTTGTGCCTACAAATTTTTCATCCCATGTAGAACACTTACTTATTACAAACAGTGATTCAAGTAATCGTGATTACACGTTGAAGTATTATGAAGCGGCGACAACGATTACCCATACCTTGTTTAACAGCCATGCTGTAACAGGTAAAGGTAGTGAGTCAGTCTTTACGACCACGAAGCCTCTGTATGTTCATGCTGGCGACAAGATAATTGTAGCTGCCGGAACTGCAAACACGCTTACTATTGTAGTGGCTGCTGAAGAATTTTATGATCCGTCAAGGTAGGAGATAGGAGATGACCCGTGTCTCTAAAAAAGCCCCCGCCAAAAAGAAAGCCTCACCGGCTAGAACGCAAAAGAAATCGACTGGAAAGGTTGGCCTTGCGCCGGGGGGTTCGGTACCAAGCAAATCGAGAGTTAACCAAGCTGGCAACTATACTAAGCCCACAATGAGGAAGAACCTGTTCAACCAGATTAAAGCAGGTGGCAAAGGGGGCAACCCAGGTCAGTGGTCAGCCCGTAAGGCGCAGATGCTTGCGAAACAATACAAAGCCAAAGGGGGCGGCTACAAGTCATAATGGAAAAGCAAATTGTCGGCGGTTTAATGGCACTGCTTATGGCACTTGCTGCATGGAACATGAAAACTGTAAATGAGTTGCAGCTTGAAATGCGGGAAGTTATGGTTGGTCATGCCACTGCAAAAGACATAGAAGAGTTACGGCAGGATGTCTTACGTTTGCAATGGGTTTTACACGACAAGGCTGTAGATAAATGAAATGAAACACGTCTTTCTCCTGTTAGTCTTTCTTGGTACAGGAGAGGACAAACGTCAGGTCAGTAAGGATATGTATTTCCGTGACTTGAACGATTGCGTCTGGTATGCACAGAAACTTCATAAACAGGGTGGGAACATTACAGCATACTGCTTACCCAAGTTAGTGAATAAGGATATGGAGACGTACTGATGCTTGCCGAACTGGCCGCAGCTAATGCCGCATTCGCCGTAATCAAGACGGCGGTACAGAATGGTAAAGACATTGCTGCAGCTGGCAGTGCCATTGCAAACTTTGTAGGTGCAAAAGAGACACTTGAAAAGAAGGCAAATAAAAAGGGCGGCGGAAATGATCTTGAAGAGTTTTTGGCCCTTGAACAAATTCGTGAGCAAGAAGAACAGCTTCGCCAGATGATGATATACTTGGGCCGTCCGGGCCTGTGGTCAGACTGGCAGAAGTTTCAGGCAAAGGCACGTGTAGCAAGGCGAGAAGCAGAAGAAGAAGCCAAGCGCAAACGCAAGCAGTATATTGAAATAGCCATCATTGCGTTTTTGTTTGTTGTAGGATTAGGCGTTCTTGGAAGCATAGTATTGCTGGCATTACACGCACAAGGAAAGTTATAATGGCACTCGCTAAATCACAACAGAGTCTAAAGCGTTGGACGAAGCAGAAGTGGCGTACCAAGTCTGGCAAACCCAGCGCAAAGACAGGTGAGAGGTATCTCCCAGAGAAAGCCATCAAGTCATTGAGTTCTGCAGAGTATGCAGCAACGACAAAAGCAAAGAGGAAAGGCACACGTGCTGGAAAACAATTTGTACGACAGCCTAAGTCGATTGCAAAAAAGACTGCAAGATTCCGCAGAAGCTAACGGAATACGACTACTGAAAGAGGACGTGTCAGATTGGGAAGATAGACTGGCACTGATAGAAAGTTATATAGAGGTGAAATATGCTGAATCTACTGATAGGACCAGTAGCTGAATTAGCAGGGACTTGGTTAAATGGAAAAGTTGAAAAGACTAAAGCTGAAACTTCTGCAAAGGTGGCAAAAGCTAAAGCAGAAGCTACAATCATGGAAAAGAAAGCTACTGGCGAAATTGACTGGGATTTGGAAATGGCTAAAGGGTCTGCCAACTCGTGGAAAGACGAATGGCTTACGATTCTGTTCAGCATTCCTCTCATTCTTGCGTTCATTCCAGGTATGGAAGAAGTAGTAAAGAATGGCTTTGCACAACTCCAAGCTATGCCTGAATGGTATCAATATTCCTTGGGCGTTATCGTTGCCGCTTCTTTTGGCGTACGTTCAGCTACAAAATTCTTTGGAAAGAAATAAACATGGCAAAGAAAACAAAAAAACTACATCCCGGCGGCCTTGCCCAGAATGATTTTATGGCAGCGGTGCGCCGTCAACAACGAGGGCAAAAACAAAATCCTATGATGCCAACTGCTGGTATGTCACAAGGCCGTCCCGCTACTGGTCGCACACCTATGCCCGGTCCTGCGCCTGATCCAGAACGCATGAAGCGTTTTCAAAAACTAATGCGTGAGCAGCGAGAACGGTTGAATAAAGCGCAAAAGGCACGGTCAGTCACGCCACGTCCCGGTTCTATTGACCCTAAATCATTACCAACATTAGATGGTGTTGGGAAAGCACTTATAAATGCGGCAAGATTTCCATCAAGCAATCGGCGCAAAAAACCTACTCCAGCACAACGTAAAGCTGCTAGTGATGCACGTCGTAGGAATAGACCACGGACAGTTGGTCTTCCAGACGCAAAGTATTCGTAACACACAGGAATGACTGATGGCAGAAGTAACAATGGAAAGAATACTCAAGTGGAAGATACTTCCTCGCTTGATGATGCTTGGGATGTCCTTCTCCGCTTGGCGGGTAGTGGAGTGGTTTATGATGTTACCCGACCCTACGTCACAGCAAGCCGCACTTGTAAGTGTCGTGACAGGGGCAATGACAGGTGCATTTGCGGTGTGGATGGGACATGAGAAATGAAATACGACAAGAGCAAACTGATTGAGAAACTTATTGCACATGAAGGTTTGCGCCTAGAGGTGTATAAAGACTCTCTGGGAATTGACACAATTGGAATTGGTAGGAATCTTGAGGATCGTGGTATCAGCAAGGATGAACTAGACTGGATGGACTATCCGTCCATTGAATATGTTTATTCTGACGGTATCAGTGAGGCTGATGCTATGTACCTCGCACAGAATGACGTACAGATTGTCGAAGATGAACTGTTACGTGCGCACCCTTGCGTAGACAGATTAGACGCTGTACGTCAGCTTATCTTGGTAGATATGGCTTTCAACATGGGTGTGCCGCGTTTGTGTAAGTTCAAAAAGATGTGGGCAGCTGTCCACGAAAATAAATTTGACATCGCGGCAAAAGAAATGCTTGACAGCAGGTGGGCAAATCAGGTAAAATCACGGGCAGTGAAGTTGGCTAATGCCATGCACAATGGTGAGTTCTGATGTGGCCATATAACGAGGAAGAGTGAAAATGGCTAGACAGCTAAACGAAAGACAGCAGAAGTTCCTTGAGGTACTGTTTGAGGACGCAGGTGGTGACATGGTGCTTGCCAAGAAGATGGCAGGTTACTCTGAAACCTCTAGCACGACTGCTATAATCAAGGGTCTGAAGGAAGAAATTCTTGAGGCCACCCAGATGTACATGGCACGTAATGCGCCAAAAGCTGCAATGGCTATGACTGGTGCTTTGTACGACCCAACTGAACTTGGCATTCGTGATAAGATGTCTGCCGCAAAAGAACTGCTTGACCGTGTAGGTCTTGTGAAGACAGAGAAGATGCAGGTAGAAGCAAGCGGCGGCGTTATGCTTATGCCACCTAAAGCCGCAGTAGAGGAGGACGATTGATGTCAGATTTGGACAGTAGAAAATTTAAATTTCCGCAAGAGGACGCAGTGTATGAAGCAAAGAAAAAAGCGTCCGAAGCGTATAGAAAAAAACATGGCGAATCCGTAAATAAAGAGGATTATGCAAAGTATAAAGAAAGTTTTAAACCCCCAACAGCCCATTACGATTTATCAAAGCCACTTTCTTTTTCTGACTACAAAGATATTTCTGCGTTTTATGGTAAGTCTATGGCAGAAGATGCTAGTTTAGAGTTAGTAATGAAAGCGGGATTAGACCCAGAAAAATATCGCCCTAAAAAAACAGAGTACCAAAAAAAGAAGGTCAAAAAGAACAAAGGCGGTTCTGTCACAAAATCTAGCAAAGGCACACAAGACTTCCGTAAGGGCGGTATGGTCCTGTCAACTGTGGACAACCGCAAGAAGCGATGACACGAAGCGCAGGGCGATGGAAGCTACCACAGCCAACCGACATTAAAGAAGAAAACGAATGGGTGCAGATACCTCGCATTGCAAGGACTGTCCCATTTGGCTACAAGCAAAACGCAGAAGACCCCGACATTCTTGACCCTATTCCAGTTGAACTGGACTTGCTTGAGAAGGCACGTAGGCACGTAAATCAGTATTCCTACCGTGAGGTGGCCAATTGGTTGAGTGCAAATACTGGACGATACATAGCCCACGTAGGATTGAGAAAACGGTTAGGTAATGAAAAACAACGTAAGAACCAAGCTGCAAGCCTCCGCAAGTGGGCAGAATATGCGGAAAAGGCAATCGCCAAAGCGAAAGCCCTTGAAGAAGAAAGAACCGGAGCAAAAGCCAACGGTTAGCATAGAAGATGTTTCATATGAAACAGAAGCTATTGAAGAACATGCTAACGTACTGTTTAAGCCTAACCCCGGACCACAGACAGAGTTTCTTGCCGCAGCGGAACGTGAAGTTCTTTACGGCGGCAGTGCAGGGGGCGGTAAGTCATATGCAATGCTTGCTGACCCACTGCGTTACATGGGACATCCACAGTTTAGTGGACTCCTGCTACGACACACAACAGAAGAATTGAGGGAACTCATATTCAAGTCGCAGGAGTTGTACCCAAAAATCTGGCCAGGCATTAAGTGGTCAGAACGAAAGATGCAGTGGACCGCGCCATCTGGCGCAAGGTTGTGGATGTCATACCTCGACAGAGATGATGATGTCTTGCGTTATCAGGGTCTGGCATTTAGCTGGATAGGCTTTGACGAGTTGACACAATGGGCCACACCATACGCATGGAACTACATGCGATCTCGTCTACGGTCCACTGCACCTGACTTGCCCATCTTCATGAGGGCAACAACTAACCCCGGAGGACGGGGGCATCACTGGGTCAAGAAGATGTTTATTGATCCAGCCCCGTATAATAAGTCGTTTGACGCAACCGACCTTGAAACTGGTGAAGTACTAAAGTATCCAGCTGGACACCAAAAGGCAGGAAAGTCTTTGTTCAAGCGGCGATTTATTCCCGCAAGGCTTGCTGACAATCCTTACCTATCCGAATCAGGTGACTACGAAGCAATGCTTCTGTCACTACCAGAACAACAGAGAAGGCAACTTCTTGACGGTGATTGGGATATTAAAGAGGGTGCAGCCTTTACGGAGTTTGACCGCAATATTCATGTGGTTGATCCTTTCCCCATTCCTAATAATTGGGTTAAGTTTAGGGCTTGCGATTATGGCTACGGTTCATATAGCGGGGTTCTGTGGTTTGCTGTTAGTCCTTCTGAGCAACTTATTGTATACCGTGAGCATTATGTGTCAAAAGTTCTGGCGACGGATTTGGCAGAACAAATCTTGGAACTTGAGTCAGGTGATGGCAATATTAAGTACGGTGTCCTTGATAGTTCTCTTTGGCATAAGCGCGGCGATACTGGTCCTAGCTTGGCAGAACAGATGATTATGAAAGGGTGTCGTTGGCGTCCATCAGACAGAAGCAAAGGTAGTCGTGTAGCTGGTAAGAATGAAATACACAGACGATTGCAGGTAGACGAATTTACAGAGGAACCTAGACTTGTATTTTTTGATAGCTGCACAAATGTCATATCACAGTTACCGGCCCTCCCGATTGATAAAAAGAATCCAGAGGACATTGACACACATAGTGAAGATCACTTGTATGATGCCCTGAGATATGGTATAATGTCAAGACCAAGGTTTAGTATATTTGACTATGATCCTATGGGACGCCCATCAGGTGGTATGCAGGTAGCAGACTCCACATTCGGATACTAAGGAAATTAATATGGAAGAAGATGACATTCTGATCGAAGACGATTCAATCGCACTGGATGACTCAGAAGATAGTGATGCCGAAGATATTGGCGTATCTTCCATCATTGATTTTATTCAGGACCGATACAACAAAGCCGAAGACTATCGGTACAACGACGAGGAACGCTGGCTGAAAGCGTACCGCAACTACCGTGGTCTGTATGGCCCAGACGTTCAGTTCACCGAAACAGAAAAGTCTCGCGTCTTTATTAAGATAACCAAAACCAAAACGCTGGCAGCGTATGGTCAGATTACTGACGTACTGTTTGCCAATAGCCGTTTCCCTCTTTCTATCGAACCTACAGAACTTCCAGAGGGCGTTGTAGAAAATGTACACTTTGATCCGCAAGCACCTGACATGGGTGCTGCTGGCCCAGAGATGGCCAGCCCGTATGGTTTTGCAGGTGACGGTATGCAGCTTCCGGCTGGTGCTACAGAGAAGACCCTGATGGACATGCTTGGTCCACTGCAGGAAAAGCTGGACCCTGTTCAGGACAAGCTGAAGGAAGGTCCGGGTGCGACACCTACGGCTGTGACATTCAGCCCTGCAATGGTTGCGGCCAAGAAGATGCAGAAGAAGATTCATGACCAGCTGGAAGAGTCTAGTGCTACCAAGTATCTGCGCAGCACGGCATTCGAGTTGGCACTGTTTGGCACGGGCGTAATGAAGGGTCCGTTTGCTGTAGACAAAGAGTATCCTAACTGGGATGAAGACGGTGAATACGATCCAGTGTTCAAGACGGTGCCGCAGGTATCTCACGTATCTGTCTGGAACTTCTATCCAGACCCAGATGCGAACAATATGGACGAGGCACAGTTTGTCATTGAACGTCATAAGATGTCTCGTACTCAGCTACGTTCTCTGAAGAAGCGTCCGTACTTCCGTGCGTCCGTCATTGATGAGGTCATCTCTCGCGGAGAAAACTACACCAAGAAGTATTGGGAAGATGACCTGTCTGACTATGCACCAGAGCATGGCATTGACCGCTTTGAGGTTCTTGAGTATTGGGGCATGGTCGATGTCGAGATGCTTGTAGAGCAGGGCGTTGACATTCCCAAAGACTTCCAAGAGTTTGACGAGTTGCAAGCTAACGCATGGGTATGTAATGGCAAGCTGATCCGTCTGGTGCTTAATCCCTTCAAGCCGTCCAAGATTCCATACATGGCTGCACCGTATGAACTCAATCCTTACAGCTTCTTTGGCGTAGGCATTGCAGAGAATATGGACGACACGCAGACGCTGATGAATGGCTTCATGCGTATGGCTGTAGACAATGCTGTACTGTCCGGCAACCTGCTTATTGAGGTTGACGAAACAAATCTCGTACCCGGTCAAGACTTGGCTGTATATCCTGGCAAGGTATTTCGTCGTCAGGGTGGTGCGCCGGGTCAGGCTATCTTCGGCACAAAGTATCCCAATGTGTCACAAGAGAATATGATGATGTTTGATAAGGCACGTGTACTGGCAGACGAAAGCACCGGCTTCCCGTCCTTTGCACATGGACAGACAGGTGTGTCCGGCGTAGGCCGTACAGCCAGTGGCATCTCCATGCTGATGGGTGCAGCACAGGGTTCTATCAAAAGTGTCATCAAGAACGTGGACGACTATCTGCTTCGTCCGCTAGGTGAGGGACTGTTCAGGTTCAACATGCAGTTTGACTTTGACCCTGAACTAAAAGGCGACCTTGAGGTAAAGGCACGCGGCACTGAAAGCCTGATGGCTAATGAAATTCGCAGTCAGCGTCTCATGCAGTTCCTGCAGATTGCAAGTAACCCAGCCCTCGCACCGTTTGCCAAGTTCCAGTACGTAATCTCAGAGATTGCAAAGTCTATGGACCTTGACCCCGACAAAGTTGTGAACAATATGAATGAAGCCGCCCTACAGGCTGAGATGCTTAAAGGGTTCCAAGCACCACTTCCAGAAGGGCAACCTGCTGCTCCTGCTGGTGCGGACGTTATGGACCCGACAGGTGCGGGTGGTGGAACAATGGGTGTAGGACAAGCACCAATACCGGGTGAACAAGGATTTAGTGGAAATGGTGGACAAGGAATTGTACAGCAAGCTGAAGCCGCTGGTGGCCAACAACCGCCAGTGGACGCACTTCAGTAATTATCTTGATGCGTTGATTGCAACGCACCAGAAGACTTTAGAGCAAGCAAAAGACAATGTAGAGATACTTCGTGCGCAGGGGTCTATCTCAGCGTTGCGTAAGGTCAAGCGTCTTAGAGACGAAGTGAGTGAACTAGATGGCTGAAGAACAGGCACCAAACTTTCAAGGTATGCCACAGAGTGCGCGTACTAAAAAGTATAATAAGTTATACGACACTCTGACAAGTCAGACGGTAGGCGATAGAAGTTTTACTGACATGTATGGTGCCTTGCAGGAAGGAGAGGTAGGCGCATATAAGGAAAAGACTGGCTGGCCCTACATATTTACGGGTGCCTCTAAAAAGTCTTCCGCATTTGGTCCTTTGCAGATTACTTATAGCACAGCGTTGGACTATTTTTATCCGGGCGATAGCGAAACGGAAAAGCGCGATAATATGAAGGCCGGTAACTTTAAGGAAGGTTACACCCAACTACCGAATGATGTAAAAGGCTACATTAAAGGTTTTATTGAACAAGGCATTAATAAACGTAATCGAAAGGGTGGTGTATACGGCAGCTATGGTGTTGGCGATATTTCTGCAAAAGACCATAAAAAACACTATCCATTTTTGGCCGCAGTTCATGTAAATGAAAAGAAAAAACTTGCGGATGCAGATACGGTTCCCGCTTTTGTAAATGCACATTTTGGTGACATTCAAGAGGACGATCCGCAGAAAGAGAATAAAGAACGGCAGCTGGCCAATCTACAAACAAAGGTTAGTGATACACTAGGCGTAACTGTACGGCCTGTCACAACAGATGTCGCAGAAGGCTTTTCTGAACCCGTCACTGTTACACCTGAACCACAACCTGCGCCAGAACCTGCACCCGTAGCACCCGAAACAAAAACGCAAACAGATGAGGCATTTACACTGGACTATGAAGGCGAACTGCCCGATATTGGCGACGATGTGCCTATGCCAGATTTGCCAGCTACAGATGTAGCACCTGACACAACAGATGCCATTCCTCCTGCAATGGTAGATGTACCAGAAGATAAAAACATCTTTGAACGGGCATATGATTATATGTTCGGTGGCGACGATACACCGGAAGAAATTCAGGAACGTGAGCAGACTAGGCAACGGCTGTTGCAGAGTTTAGAAATGAACGAGGGCGGTATGGCTATTGAAAAGCAAATGGAAATGTTTGAAGACGGCGGTCTTATGGACGAGGGCGGTACAGTTGATCCAGTATCTGGCAACGATGTCCCGCCAGGTTCTACACAGGAAGAAGTCCGCGATGACATTCCTGCCCAGCTGAGTGAGGGCGAGTTTGTATTTCCAGCAGACGTAGTTCGTTACATTGGTCTTGAAAAGCTAATGCAAATGCGACAAGAAGCTAAGATGGGCTTGCAACGCATGGAAGCTATGGGCCAGATGGGCAACTCTGAAGAAGCAGTGATGCCAGATGATCTTCCGTTTGACCTTGACGATCTTGACATGGAAGATGAACCTATGGAGTTCCAGCAGGGTGGTCTTGTACCTAATCCATATGGTGTGTATCAACAGCCTTCTCAGTTTGCTACATATGGTCAACAGCAATATCAGGCACCTCAGATTCCTACAGCACCTATGGCACCACAAGCCCCATTACAAACAGGATTTCAACCAGTAACAACTCCAGTGCAAACAACTGCTGTTCCAACCTTTGAACAAGTTATGCCTACAACTACGGGTAAGTACGACGAACTTCGTGAGTATGTTAATGAAGAAACGGGACAGACTATGACCATTCCGTTTGTTGATGGCAAGCCTATTTATCCTATTCCGCAAGGTTTTATTCCAAAGCCGACAGAACAAGTTGAGGCAGCAGTTCCAGAGACTACAGTCCCAACGGCACAAGTAGCACCAGTCTCTGGCGATGGGGATGAACGTCGTCGTGCAGAAGAAGAGGCTATGTATGGTCCTGGAGGTGGTAGATTTGGTGTTGGTGGAAAAATATATGGCGTATCATTCGACACGCCAGAAGGATTTTTACCAAGCGTTATGGGTACTGGTGCCACTGCTCTTAGCCTTGCTACCGGAAAACCTTTACCGGAACAAGCAACAGTTAAATTTAAAAGAGGCGACACTGAATTTATTCTTTCTGCTTCCGAATATAATTCTTTGAAGGCAGTTGCCGAAAGTGAAGGATATAATTCTGATGCCGCTAAGACAAAGTTTAAAGAAATTCGTGACCAAGCCCTCGAAAAGAAAGCTGAAAAAGAACGAGTAGAAGCTGAAGCAGCACGTAAAGCAAAACTTGAAGCAGCCGCTAAAGCCGCCGCCGCCGCTACCGAAGCTGCTCGTAAAGCCGCCGAAGAAGAGCAACGTAGACAAGAACAAATTGAGCAAGAACGCCTTCGCCAGCTTTCTGAAACAAATATTAATAGGCTTTATGGTGATAGTGATGACAGAGATGAAAGTCAACAACGTGCAGCGGAACGTCAGCGTGAAGCAGATTCATTCACTAGGGAAGCTGTAAGAGACGTAGAAGAAAGAATTTCTAGTGGACGTGGCTTTGCGGAAGGTGGCCTAGCCGATAAACCCAAAACCAAAAAGATGAAGCAAGGCGGTATGGCTTCTAAAAAATAACCGCATTATGTTGGCCTACCCATCCCCCACCCGACAGGTGGCTACGTTGGCCCCAACCAGGAGTAAAACAAATGGCAGAATCTGCTACAATTATGGCTGAAGAAATGCAGCCCGAAAAGAAAATTGCGTTTGCAAATCGTAAGTACACTAACGAAGAAAAGCGCAAAATGGAAGAAGAAGAACTTGAGCAACTAATCAAGGAACAACGAGGTGAAGCAGAAGAAGCTGAACCTGAAGAACAAGAACCAGAGAACGCAGAAGAGAAAACATTTAAGAAGCGTTACTCTGATCTTCGTAGACATCAGCAGAAACAAGCTGAAGAGTTTAAAGAGGAAATCGAAAAACTCAAGTCTCAACTCAGTGCTGCAACTAAAAAAGAAATGCAGCTTCCTAAGTCAGATGATGACCTAGAGAGTTGGGCTAAACAATACCCAGACGTTGCTGCAATCGTCGAAACAATTGCTATCAAGAAGGCGAAGGAACAAGCTGACGGCTTGGAAGAACGCATGAAAGTAATTGACGACATGCAGTATACAGCAAAGAAAGAAAAAGCTGAAGCAGAACTTATGCGTCTGCATCCAGACTTTGACGAGATTCGTGACAGCGACGAGTTCCACGAGTGGGCAGAAGACCAGCCTAAGTGGGTACAAGATGCTCTGTACGAAAATGACAACGACGCTAAGTCGGCTGCACGTGCAATTGATTTGTACAAGGCTGACAAAGGCATGTCAACTAAGAAGTCTGCATCAGATAAGTCTGCTGCAAAATCTGTTGATTCTCGTAGGTCGCGTAGTAAACCGCAGGGCGATGAGTCCACAACCTACATTAAAGAGTCTCAAGTTCAGAAGATGTCTCCTCAAGAATATGAGAAGCGTTCTGACGAAATCATGGAAGCTATCCGTTCTGGAAAGTTTGTCTATGATGTTTCTGGTTCTGCCAGATAAAAAAAGTGTTGACAAATAGTTATTTTTTAGTATAACTATATGCAACACTAGTGTAAGTGGGTTCGCTACCTGCTTACACTAATCCGCAAACACCCTCAGTCTTACGGATTACCTGACGAGCATGGCCCGTTAAATATTCGGTCGGCCAACTGAATAGAACACGCACCCATTGTGAATCAGCCTCTGATTAGTCTGGTGAGTTTGTATCTGTTTACATTAGCCTACATAGGAGAAAATCATGGCTTTTACTACTGCTAGTGGTTATGGTAATCTTCCTAACGGTAACTTTTCACCCGTAATTTACTCCAAACAGGTGCAGCTTGCTTTCCGCAAGGCCGCTGTTTGTGAGGCAATCACCAACTCCGATTACTTCGGTGAGATTGCAGCAATGGGTGACTCCGTTAAGATTATCAAGGAACCCGAAATCACTGTTAAGGCATACGCCCGTGGTACGACTATCACGCCGCAAGACCTTGACGACGAAGACTTCAGCCTGACCATTGACAAAGCTAACTACTTTGCATTCAAGGTTGATGACATTGAAGAGGCGCACAGCCACGTTAACTTCCAGTCTCTGGCAAGTGACCGCGCTGCTTACCGCCTTGCTGACCAGTTTGACCAAGACGTTCTTGGTTATCTGTCTGGTTACAAGCAGTCGGCAATCCATGCTGCTGCAGATACCGTCAACGATGTAGTCAACGGCACTAACGCTGTTGGTTCTGCAACTGACGAACTGCTTGCAAGCATGAAGCTGGACGCATCTGACTTCTCTGATGGTGCCGGTTCTGTCGGCAGTGCAGGTGATGCAATTGCTATCCAGCCTCGTACTGGTGGTGCAACTGATGCAACCCCTGCTGCTGGTGATACCCACCCGCTGACCCTTCTTGCACGTATGGCCCGTCTTCTGGACCAGCAAAACGTAGACTCGCAAGGTCGTTGGCTGGTTGTTGATCCGGTCTTCATGGAAGTACTGAAGGACGAAGACTCTCGTCTGTTCAACGCTGACTTTGGCGGTTCTGGTCTGCAAAATGGCCAGATTGGTACTCAGATTCACGGCTTCCGTGTTTATCAGTCCAACAACCTGCCGTCTGTCGGTACTGGTTCGTCCTTTGCTGGCGCAAACAGCAGCACCAACTACGGCGTAATCGTAGCTGGTCATGACTCCGCTGTTGCAACTGCAGAGCAGATTAACAAGACCGAAACCTACCGCGACCCTGACAGCTTTGCTGACATCGTTCGTGGTATGCACCTGTATGGCCGCAAG